TAGTAACTAAATCAATGATTTTTAACTGCTTAGAAAGATATATAGAGTTAGGTGGAGATTTATCGGAGGTAAACATAGATGATAAAATATATGCAGAATTTAAGTCAGAGATGCTCTTGTTGCGATAACTACAAAATGAATGCACCATTCTATGAATGGCATTCAGAAATAACATATAATTTTTTAGGATTAATCTGTAGAAAATGTGCAGTAAGAGAAATGTTTGGCTCTAATTACAGAAATAATACAAGGTATAAAAAGTGGATAGAAAAAGAAAAAGAAAGAAAATAAATTTATTAGATTTATTTAGTGGAATAGGTGGATTTAGTCTAGGTGTGCAACAAGCTGGCTTAGATATAGGATGGCATGGCTATTCAGAAATTGATAAATATGCTAATGAATTATTTAAAAGGAGGTTTAAAGATGCAGAAGAACTCGGATCAATTACCGATGTTTCATACCAATCACTCAAAGGAAAAAGACTTGACTTGCTTACAGGAGGATTTCCTTGCCAAGCTTTCAGTATTGCAGGAAAAAGACGAGGATTTGAAGACACCAGAGGTACTCTCTTTTTTGAAATCGCAAGGATTCTCGAAGATTATATTAAAAATGGACAACCCATACCCTGTATACTTCTCGAAAATGTTAAAGGTCTACTTAGCCACGACTCTAAGCGAACATTTACTACAATCTACAAAGTTCTTGCCGACCTTAATTATACCCTTGAATGCCAAGTGGTTAATACTAGGTGGTTTCTCCCACAAAACAGGGAAAGAATCTTTATCTTTGGTAGATATAATGGAAACCCAAGTGGAAGAAAAGTATTTCCTATCGGAAAAAATGACATCCAAATTAACTATGGTGAAATAGATATAATAGGACATTCAGGGACAGGTGGGCAAAGAGGAGATATTCATTCTCCAAATGGAATTGCATCTTGTTTGAGTGCTACAGATTATAAGCAGCCACAACAAGTTTTAAATAAAGTCGGTGTCATAGGAAAAGATTCAGAGGCTACGAGAGTATATGACACATCATGTGCCAGGACAATTAAAAGTGGTGGTGGTATGGGTGCTAAAACAGGATTATATGATGTTACTACTCATTCATTATATCCGAGATCAAGTAAAACAGGTAAAGGGGGTACAGGGCATCTCACAAAAGAAGATGGAACTGCTTACTGTTTAGACACAGGCAATGCACAAGCTGTAGAGGTAAATTCTAATATTAGAAGATTAACACCAACTGAATGTGAAAGATTACAAGGTTTTCCTGATGGTTGGACAGATGGACAATCAGATACTCAAAGATATAAACAATGTGGGAATGCAGTATCAGTTCCTGTTATAAAAGCAATCATGGAGAAAATATATGTCTGACTACACACAACCATTTGATGTAAGAAGAAAAAATAATGCTGCTGAATTATTATTTGAAGAAAAATGTGCTGAAAATCACATTAGATTTATAAGATATGGTTTAGATCAATTAAACTCAGGTATTCCAGGACACCAGTTTGTAACGATTGAGAAGATGGTTAGATATACTCCTGATTATATTATGTTTGCTAAAAATACTTGCTTTATAGAAGTTAAGGGATGCAAAGACGAATTAGGGATGAAATTAGAAAATATTGAATATTATGGTAAATGGAATAAAATTATGCCTCTTATGTATTTTTTCTACTCCACAACATACAAGCAGCACAAGTTTATAAAGCATAATGATTTTCTTAATATAGCAGGAGGTTGTGAAATTAAACAATACCCTGATAATAATAGAGAATATTATTGTGTTCCATGGAAGATTATAAAATGAAGAGTAAATGTAGTATATGTAATTCAGAAATAAAAAGAGATAATGGAGATATAGTTGGTGAGCTTGGTGTATATCCTGTAGCTTTTTGTGCTTGGTGCAAGTCTTCAATAATAGACATGGTTATAGAAATCGGTGGTTTCGATGATATAGAAACATTAGAGGAAAGAATAAGGGACTTGAAAGATGATATGTGAGATTTGTAAAAAGAAAATAAGAAAACCAAGTGAAACACCTGAAGAAGCTATGAGGAAATTTGCACTTAAATTAAAAAAAGAAAACGAAAAGATTAAAAAGGAGAAAAATGGCACATCCAAGTAAAGTAAAAGGTAATACCTACGAAAGAGAAATTGTAGCTAAGTTTGAAGAGTCAGGAATTGAATGTAAAAGAGCATGGGGATCTAATGGTCAAGCACTAGGTCATCACGAAGAAGTTGATTGTTTAGCTCATGGAGAACTCAGAATACAGGCTAAAAGGCGAAAAAACATAGCAAAATGGCTAAAACCTAGTATCTTTGTAGATGCAGTAGTGGTAAGAGAAGATAGGGGCGAAAATTACATATTATTAAGATTAGATGATTTTCTTGAAGATTATAAAAAATACTTACAATTTAAAAAAATAGCAGGAAAGGATATTGATAGGTACTTAGATGAAAATATGTAGAAAATGTGATAAGAAAATTACTTATGAGAACAGAGTTAAGTATCATAACTATCCTGGAATACAGAGAATATGCAAGCCTTGTAAGTTAGAAGAATCAAGAAAGCATAATGCTAAGAAGTATAAAATTATAAAAGAGAATCCTCTTTGGTAACTACCAAGTTTCCACTATTTTAACAGATATATCATAGACTTTATAAGCAGATTGAGATACTCTTAAAGAGTTCTGATCAAACCTACAAATATAAAAGTCATCATTGTCATTACTATTAGGTTGAAATATAAAAGGTAAAGCACCTCCTAATGTTTTATTCCATACCTGTGCATAGAATGAATCATCTGTTTCAATATTAAATGCTAATGTGTTTTCTGAATGTTGTGCTGCTGAAGATAAATCTGCATCATTATAAGTAGAATCAGCAGGATGCTCAGTATAATTACCACCTTTAGGGTTAGATGAAAATAAATCTGTTTCACTCATATAAGAGAATTTAAGATTCCAGGACTTTCTACCATTTCTTCTAGCTCCTGTTTGTGTGACATCTAATCCATCTTCTCCATATACATCAAAACAATTTGTTTTATTATCACCATTAATCCATAGAGGATTACCTGTATATTTAACATTAGATATAGTTCCACCACCTGATGTAGTTGTGGTATCAATGCCATCCATTTCTATTTCCATGTTTAGCTTTAAATCAGGAGAATGAGGCATGGTATATTGAATACCCATACTCACAGAAGCAACTTTCATATTACTAAACCCAATTGTGTCATGGTAAAAAAATAGATTCTCATGTAAAGAAGAGGTTGTTAATATAGTAGAGCCATTATTTGGATATATAAAAATCCCATCTCCATTTCCATTTAAAACCTCTGTAAAATCATTTACAACATTAGTCGAGTTATCTAAAAAACTCAAAGGTTGGTTAACATCTTTAACATGATTTAATAAAGCTATATAATAATTCATGTTACCACTAAAATCGTATTCTAATTGATTAACTGGAAGACTTGCATCATAAAGCAAAAGACCTAACTCTTGATCTCCAAAAACAGGATTTAGTTGTAATGTTTTTTCAGGAAAAGGCATTTCTTTAGTAAACGATGTTCCTATTGTTTTGTGATACAAATAATTATCTATATAAAATACTGGTCTTCCTACACTACTATATGCCATTAAATTCTTCCTCCTTTAGGTCTAAAGCTCAAAATTTCTCCACTTGTACCTATTACATTTTCATTGTTTTGAATATTTTCTTTAGTATATGATGGTGTTTCTTTATCAGCCATTATACTTGCACTTCCCCAATTATAAACTTTAACAAGATGAAATTCGTTTATAACCCCTTTATACTTCAACAAACTTAAACCATCAAGATTTAACTTTTTACGATTAGTTATATTGATTTTTTTGGTTTTTGGATTATGAACAAAAGAAATACCTTTTGTTGCTAAAACAAGATCGTAAACCTCTCCAATATAACTTATATCTATAGACTTCACAATCCCATTAACCCCAAAATCAATGGTAGATATTTCATTGTCTACAATTTCTGTTTTAATTGTTGCTTCAGTAACACTATTTGTGTTTCTAAAGTTGTTTTTTCTTATTCTCATGTTTCTTTTAAATGACATTTTTATCTTTCTTATATATCTGCTGATGGAGGTTCACCACTATAAATTAAAACCTGTTCACCTGCTTCATGTTCTACTATGTCTGTATTAAACATTCCTCTTGTAACTATAAGAGAAGCACCTGCTAACTCAAACTCACCAAAAGTGTGTGTCGATGAACCATATATACGAACCCACTCAGTTCCTATTTTCATGTGCCAATTTTCAAAAGGGTTTAAACCAGCACCTGTTCCTGTATAATAATTTTGTTGATTTGGAGTTAATTGAGTCATTATATCATCATTAGTTTGTATCTGTGTAGTGCCTGTGTTAAATATATCAGGTTCATTTAAGAAAATATTACGACCTTCACCTTCTTCAAAAATATCAACACCTCTATCATAAAACCCAGCCCAACCTTTATCAGATAAATTATAAGAACCAGTTGTTATCCATCCTTTTTGAATATACATTCGAGCAGTAGTATTGTCATCTTTTAGTATTTGACGATATATTCCACCATTACTATTTCTTGGTAATCTTAAAGTAGCTGTTCCTACAAAATTATACTCATCAACAATAACATCTTCTTCTTCTTCAGGTTCAGGAATAAATTCAGGGTTTAAGACTTCATTTAAAATAGCTAAGTCGTTACTATCTATAACTTTATCTCCATTCATATCACAATTATATAACTGCCCTTCAGATATATACTGACTTGGATAAAGTAAATGTTGACTTAAATCATCATAGTCTGTTTGGTTGGTTAAACCTGTTATATTAAAATCACCACTTG